GTTGAAGTACCATACCGTGGACCCGTACAACACACGATACAGGAAATTCTTGGTGGTTTGCGCTCGGCTTGCTCTTATGTCGGGGCTTTTAGTCTGCCTCAACTATATGAGCGCGGTTCGCTGATCAAGGTAAACCGAACCATAAACAACGTATTCGAGAATCACGAAATATAAATAACTTTAACCCCACCAAAGATCGTATCTTTGGTCCGACAACTCCCAGATTGTGTGGGAGTTGTTTCTTTTTATCTTGACACAGGATCATGATGTACTATAATAACCAACCTATGAACATCTTTGTCCTCGACAACGACGCCGCTACTTCCGCCCGTATGATGTGTGATAAACATGTGTGTAAAATGGTTGTTGAATCTTGCCAATTGCTTTCAACCGCTCACCATGTTCTTGATGGTGATGAATTGATTGTCAACACCGGAAAGCGCAGGTATAAGTCATACATCTGCACCAAAAAGAATATCTGCAAAGCTACGATGATCAACCACCCCTGCACCATCTGGGCACGGGAGACTCGGGCAAACTACATTTGGCTGTGGAGACATGCGTATGCTCTCTGTAAGGAGTACACTCGTCGCTATGGTAGGGTGCACAAGATGGAGTCCATGCTTCTTGATGAACTCTACGATCCTCCGGTCAACATTACCAAGGCCAAGCTTACCAAGTTTGCTCAAGCAATGCCGGAGCAGTATCACCACGAAAATGCTGTTGTTGCCTATCGCAGTTATTATCTTAACGAGAAATCCCGGTTTGCGGCTTGGAATTACTCGGAGGAACCGGAGTGGTGGACTTCGAAGACTGCTGAAGTTTCTTCTGACGAGCTACTTCCGTTCTAGCAGAATTTGCCAATCTATCCATTCTTTTGTAAATTCCACTATCTACTTCTTTGGATTCTCTGTAGTCTTTTGCGTCAATATAATTACGGGCAAACCCTTCATAGTCGCCATCGTTTAAAGCTGTCAGTGCTTTTGGAGACTGTCCCAACATCCCTCTGAAATGTTCTGATGCAAGATTTGCTTGCAAATCAGTACTCATAGATTCAAATTTTGGTACAAGTTTTACTACTTCTGGTATACGCTTTTCAACGTCTCTTCTAAGTAAACGCTCTGCCTGCTGGGTTGTAATTCTTCTTTTTCCGCCCAATACTTCTGTTGTAAAATTTGGATTTTCTTTTTGTTCTTGGGAAAACACTTCACCAAAAATTTTTGGTGAATTTTTTGTAATAAGATGCCCGTGCCCTATTGTAGGAAGTCCTTTGTTATCTTTATAGACGGATAATATTTTTTCTTCATTACCGGCAGATTCGTCTGATCTGATTTTGTTGCAAATACCATTAATATCACATTTAATTTGCCTTGGTGCGGGGGGAGCCATTTCTGATAAAAATGTCTTGAATGATTTCATGGTATTATTGCTTGTAGGTGAAAGAATAAGTGCTATACTACAGACCAACAAAGGAAACATATGAATGTAAAAGTATTTAGACTAAACTCTGGTGAAGAAATTCTCGCACGCTTTGAGGAAAAGGACACTACTTTTATTCTCAAGGATGCGGCAATTTTGGTTCCCGTGGGTCAGGGACAGATTGGTCTTATGCCTTGGATGATGTATACAAAGGCAGCAAAGGGAGTTGAAATTCCAAAGTCATTTGTTGCCTTTACCGTTGAGCCACTTGAAGAACTCAAAAAGCAGTATGATTCAAGTTTGAACCAGGGAATCGTAACACCCTCCAAGGGAGTTGACCCGCTCAGTAGGCTTAAGCTCAGTACGTAAACTATGAACATAGAACAAGTGATGGAACAGTTTGTTCCTATTGCAAAGCCTCTGTCTATGGCAATGGACAGACAGAAGAAGCACATATCGCTGGTAATTCATAAGCGAAAGATAATCGCGGTGGGTCAAAATATTTTTAAAACCCACCCCGATACTTTTCGTTTGGGGTATCGCTGTGCGGAAATGCACTCGGAATTGGACGCATGGAGAAAAATTCCTAAAAACATGCGCGGGGAAAAGCTGATTCTATTGAACTTTAGATTTAACCGGTTTGGAAATTTTAGAAACTCCAAGCCTTGCCCTGTTTGCGCCAAGTGGTGTGAAGAGGCATTTTATAAAATTTATTATACCAATGATGACGGTATACAGCAGCTATAAATATTTTTATGCCTACAAAAACATGTTGTTGTGTTCAACCACCGCCACCAGAGCCATTAAGCTGTTGTCGTCCAATCTACAATAGATGTTTAAATAAAACTTATGTTTTTTCTATAAAATTTACTGCGCGTTATCCGTGTATGAATTTTTTTGCTGCAGATCAATTTTATGATTGCAAATCATCAAATAAAAGATTTTCAATTCCAGGTAACCCAGAAACATATGAAATTGTTGTAAGACATACGATAAATAAAGTTCCTAAAATAAGTGATAGACTCTTTGAATCAGGGGATGGTGTTTTTTATAGTGCTAATAATTTTGGATGTTTTGGTGAAGATTATGATCCAACCAATCCAAATACATGGAAAAATAGTGTAGAGTTTCCACCAGAGGCAGGATGGCCTTTTGGTAGTAGATGTAATTGTACGGGATGTGATTGTTATACTGTAGAACCGTATGCCAGTTGCAATTTTGGTGATGATAAATTGAGCGACTGTGAATGTTCATCAGGACAAAAAAATTGGATATATGGTTGCCCTAATGGGGAAATTTTTTCATCTCCATATGGCCCAGAATTTTTGGGAACTCCAGCAATACCGCGTTGCTCTAATGGTTTTGGCGCGTATGCAGATCCAACACTGTTACTTGCTGGATCATATCCAACAAATTTTTGGTGTAATTGCTACGAAGAATACTACTTGGGAAGATACTCAGATCAATTTGTTGAAAATGATTTTCCAAATCCATGCACTCCTCCATATACTCCTCCACCGGGAGACCCAAATTGCAGACCAGGTTGCTCTGCAACTGGAGCAGATCAAAATATTGCAAATATAGCAGACTCTTATAGTATTCAATTTATACCCAACCCAGCATATCCAGAACAATTAGACGAAAATTACCTTCCAAAACTTCAACCGGAATTAATATCTTTTCAATACCATTGTAGTAAAACAGCAAGATATTATGGAAATTGGACAGAGATACCACGAAGAGGCTATAATATAGACATAAAATTGGCTTTTGGTTATTTTAATGAATTTAATTGTGGTACAGATGAAGAACCCGTTTACGAAACATTAGAGTTTCCATTAACAATATTTACTGATCCGTTTACTGAGATTCAATATTTTTTTGGTGGTCCAACAATAACAGCAGCATTTAATCGCCCAAGCTTTGAAAGCGATCCAATGAATATGTGTGTTCCACTTTCAACACAAAGATACAGTCAAGATTGTCTTCCTTATTATAGCACCGGGTACCCAGGATTATGTTACAATGATACGTCTTACTGGGATGAATACAGACAATGTTTATTTGGAAGAGAACAATATGTGTTTACGCCAGATTTTTTTGAACCTGCCTGGCAAAATGTTATTCAATATTGCCCAGATACATTAAATACAGAAGCTCCAACCACTTTTTACAATCAATGTCAGTGGTTTGCTTTTGAAAATACTATTTTAGTAGAGGAAGAATAAAAATGGGTTTTGTTAAATTAAGTTATTACAATAACAAGCAAGAAAAAAAAGTAGCCACAATAAAGATCAATAATGACGATACTTTAGAAATAGTTAAAATTGAAGATCCAAAAATAAAACAACCGGTTATATCTGAAAATAAAAATTTAAACAATAAAAATAAAAATTATGGAATTGGAGAAGTTATTGCTTCTATAACAAAATTGTTTGGATTTAAACCATGTGCACCTTGCAATAAACGTAGAAAATATTTAAATCAAATCACGCCAAACTGGCTTGAAAAAATAATAACAAAGATATACGAACATGGCAAAACAAAGAATAAAAAATAAAAAAAGAAAACCAAACGAAGACTATAGCTATTATTTTGTGGCCCATGTAGATTCTTCTGGCGAAGTCACACCTTTGCTCTTGACAGACGTAGAGTATAAAAAAGCCAAACAAAGAGCAACAAAAAACAAAGAAGATGTGCCCGAAAATTTCATAGTATTTTCACAAGCTCATAAAGATAAATAATTTACCATGACCTGTATTCAAAAAATATTAAACTTCAATAATGAAATTCGCCTTCACCACTGGGGTACCCAATCCTATGCTGCTCACGTAGCCCTAGGAAAAGCATATGAGGGCATTGATGCTCTACTGGATACATTTGCAGAAACTTATATGGGTGTACTCGGAAAACAAGAGTTAAAAGATTTTCCTGAACTCAAATTGAACGGCCCTTTTAAAGTCGGAGTAAATTCAGTACTAGATTCATTTGAAGATTATCTGAAAAATGAATTGCCAAAAGAAATCAAACCAGATCAGACAGCACTGTTAAATATACGTGATGAGATGCTTGGTCTGATTCAACAAACCAAGTATCTCCTAACACTAAGTTAAGGAGTTACCAAAATGAAAATCCCAGAGCTAGTTTACGAAATTCGCAACTTGGCTCGCAAAGAAGAAGATCCTGTCAAAAAGGATCTTTTTTATCAATGCGCCAAGTCTATGGAAATTCTTGGAAATATTGCCAAGGTTGCTGATCTTGCGGTCGCAGAACACAGAGCAGCAGAAAAGCCCTCCGTAGAAACAGAAATCGAAATCAAATGGAATGTGGATGATGTAACTCTAAAAATGCTAGAAGAGCATATTGATGCACTAGTTCATTATGAGTTTATGGAAAAGGATGACCGGTGGCCTTATGGTAACGAAAACTTTACCAAATTTATCTCACAATACCTGAAATCTCAAAGAGTAAATGACTCAAGTATTGAGTAAATTTTTGGTGGAATAGACTTGTGGCTCAAAACTGCCATATTTGACGGCATAATTTTGAGAACATACTTGCTAAAATATGGACTTTTTCTATAAGTTCCGTATTTTCTGGTTTTTTCCATCAAAAAATGCGTGTAAATGTAGCAGTTTGCGCGTTTTGCGTAAAGTTTTTTATCAATTTTAAGATTAAACTCGTCAATTAACTTTAAAGCACGCTTTTCACAGTCTCTTTCCATCGCTCTAACAAGCAAAAAAGCCCTTTTAAGGGTTTTTTTGTCATATTCTCTACCCTTAAACCAATTTTCTACAATCAAACCAGCTTTATCTGACTTTGTATAGACCTGAACTTGGTTTATGTATTGTAAAAAGTGGGCATATTCATGGACCAAAGTTTGCAAAAAATATTGATTATTTCCGCCAATGCGAATTATTTTTTCAATTTCGTTAAAATAGCCTTCGCATCTTCCGTGCCCGGTATTAACATACTTTCCGCGCCCAATAATCAGACGCATTCCGTATTCTGCAAGATGTTGTTTCACAAATCTTACAAACTGATGGTGGGTCTTTGCCATCGAAACCTCCTCAGTCAAGATTATTTAGGGAATTGCTTGACACTCCGGATTTATTGGCTATAGTTATGGCAACTTCTTATAAGAAAGGAAATTTATATGGAAATTACTACTGTTGACCGTCCTACTAAGATTCAGCGTGTGTTTGATTATATGCGTTCCGGCAGCACCCTCACCGCAGGTGAGGCTCGCAAGCGCTTCCGCGTAAGCAATATACGTGCTACCATGCACGACCTCCGCGAGGCATTTGACCGCTTCGATATGAACTACACCGTAACCCGCGAGGTTCGTAACGGTCGTTCATACTACCGGATTGTTCGTAACCGTTCTCGTTAAGTTTAATTAAGTAATTAAACAAAAATAAAACCCCCTAAATGGGGGTTTTATCCTATTACAACTTCTAGTGTAAAAATTACAGGTCCTTCAAAAACAATATATAAACTTCTGGGAGAAGTTAAGGTTTTTTGATATACTAGAGAAGATTGATCATACCCGGGAACACCATAATAATAAATGCTTTGAGTAACTTCGTTGATCTTTTCTTCTTCTCCGTATGTAGTTATAGAATAACCCTTTAATGTTGGATGACTCAAATCCAACTTAAATCCATTGGTAACAGATACTGCTATAGAACTTGAAGTTCTTAGTGTAAATGAGGTCGGATAATTAAGTAAAAGTTGGTATACTGGGTTATTGTTGTTGTCAAAACTAGTTAAAACTTTTGCAAATATTGAAGCTTCAAACTCAAATGATTTGTCTGGATTTGCGGCATCAAATGCATTTTCTCCAAGTCTTGAACAGGAATCACATACAAACCACTGTGTGCTTAGTGTTGCTCCTTCAAATTGACTTCTTAAATATGCTTGCAACTCATTTTGTCTTTCGAAACAATCTATCTGATTTCCCAACTCATCATAGATAACATAGCAACCCAGAGACTTTCTGCTTTTAGATAAAATTTCGGGATTTGATTCGCCTCTTAGATATTGAGTCATTGTTGTTTCACGGTTTAACAAATTTTCATTTGTCAAGGTTACTCCACAATACAATACTTCTTTTTTATCTTTTAATTGAAGACATCCATTAACTAATAGTTTTCCAGAATTTAAGGTGCTACCAGATATTTCAATATATTCTTCTTTTGAAAAAACACTACCTAACAAACCTTTATTTGATAATGATTTAAACTTCAAATCGTTAAGAGTATTGATTATGTAATTTACACCAGTGCCACCAGTATAATTTGTAGAATATTGAGGAGGGTTAGAAAAATTATCTGAAACGTAGTAAGTATATGTGGGATCTACGGTAATACCACTTACTAGACCACCAACAATGAGTTGATCATTGTTGGTGAGATTTTCTAAACTAAAAATAACAGATAAATCAGATACAACAGAAAGCTCTCTGTCAACATATTCAGCGTTTGAAACTGAAAACGTGGTTCCAACTGGGGTATTCTTAAATAATTTTATTAATGTGGTTCTGTCGGAATTATTAAAGCTATTTGAATAGTCTATATAAAGACTATTTCCTGATATAGAAATATTAGGAGAACTTTGTAGATAACTTTTTGTAAAAACAGGATCGTATGTGGATCCCAATACTTGGAATCCGTAGTTTACAATTGACTGCGCTGCATTTAGAGTATATAAACCCATTTTATGAAGCTAAGTACGTAATTACCTGAGTTCCTGTGTTAGATATAGCGAATAGTGTATTTGTGTTAATTACATTAACCTCTACACTTTCGCCTGGATCCAGAGCATATCCAAAAGAAGATCCAATCAATCCAGATGTGTTTCCGATATAAACAAAATCCGTATTTGTTGAGAGAGCCTTAATATTAATTCCAGCAGAAGTTGTGTAACCACCTGAATCCAATTGACCAACAGATGCCGAAGAAACAGAAAGTCTACCCGTCTTAAATGTTGATGGTCTACCTACTCCCAGTGACGTAAAATCTGTTCTAAGCCCTACAATCTGTCCGTAGATTGCAGTCATGCCTGTTAAAATTGATGCATCATTTATTGCTAAAGGATATGCACCGGTAAATCCTTGAACAGATAATGTTGTTCCTACCGTAGCGTTTATAGATGCACCAACAACCGCAACTTGTAGAGCTCCACCCGAAACACCGATTCCAGTTCCCGTCGAATCAACGAGATGTGTATAGATGTAGGTCAATCCGCTGGGACCCCAAACTGAAACTGAGTCTGTTGACTTATTCAGAGGTCTACCACCGGTTACTTCAACTCTATATCCGCTTTGTGTTGAAACGTATACCGGAGAACCGCTCAAACCAGTTGTATTGACTGTTCCGCTGACTACAACTGGCGATCCACCTACTCCTTGAACATTTAAAGTTCCGGTAAAGCCCGCAATCGTAGCGGTCATTCCGGTAGCTATTGTTACTGGCAGTGGGCTGCTGCTGGAAACCATGTTGGCAATACCGCTGTTTCCATGTGCGATCTTCAAAATTTGAAAGTGTGCAGTAATACCAGCAAACTGCGCAACGTCTGTGGCGACGGCTGCTGTCAGTCCTGATGTCTCAATTACAATGTTTTCATTATTATCTGCTGCCATTTGGTCCTCTAAATAATTAGTCTAGAATATTTAGGTGTAATAAATTATTGGATTTATGATATAATTGTTGTATAATACTGCCATGTATATAGATGACTCAGCCAAAGAAAAATTTTCTAATAAAGTTTTAGATAGAGTAAAATCAACAAACTTATCCTTTATGGATTGTGTTTTGGAACTAGCGGATGAACATGGTTTAGATGCCTCCGCTGCAGGAAAGTTGCTAACCAAGCCTTTAATAGAAAAAATAGAAATAGAAGCAAAAAATTTACATCTAATAAAAAACAAATCAAAAAGCAAGAAATTGCCGATTGACTAAGGAAAAAGTCACTATATACTTGAAATGAAAGGCCGAGGTAGATCCTCGGGGAAAGAAACATATGGCAAATTTTTCAGATTTTAAGAAGAAGAGTAAGAATTCAGTCGCATCCCTAACCGAGCGTCTTGACAAGCTCAACTCCAAGGAGAGCTACAAGGACGAGCGTATTTGGAAGCCCGGTATCGATAAGGCTGGCAACGGCTACGCAGTGATCCGGTTCCTTCCAGAGATTAATGGCGAAGACAGCCCGTTTGTGGCGGTCTACAGTCACACCTTTAAGGGTAAGGGTGGTTGGTTTTACGAGAATTGCCCCACGACCATCGGTGAAAAGTGCCCGGTATGTGCGGCAAACACTGAACTTTGGAATAGCGGTATTGAGGATGACAAGAACATTGCGAGACAGCGCAAGCGTAAGCTTACGTACATTTCTAACATCCTGGTCATTGAAGATCCTGCCAATCCAGAGAACAAGGGTAAAAACTTCCTGTATCAGTACGGTACCAAGATCTTTCAGAAGATCCAGAGCCTCGCTCATCCCGAGTATCAAGATGAGGTTGCGGTTGATCCGTTCAACTTCTGGACTGGTGCTGATTTCAAGATCAAGATTCGCAACGTTGGTGGTTATGTAAATTATGATCGTAGCGAATTTGCATCTCCTGCCCCGCTGTTTGGAGGGGACGATAAGAAGCTAGAGGAGCTCTGGAAGAAGCAGTACTCTCTCAAAGAGTTTACTGACAAGAGCCAGTTCAAGAGCTACCAGGAGCTTCAGGAGCGCCTTAAGAAGGCAACTGGCGACGATATCCGTGCGCAGTTCACCGAGTCCAAGAGCATTGAGGACGATGTGAGTGAGACGCTGGTGTCGGAAGATGTAGAGGAAAAAGATCCTCTAAAGTACTTCTCCGAAATGGAGAACGATTGAGAAAAGCCCCCGCAAGGGGGCTTTTTTTATGACCATGTAAATCTGTTTGAGCTTCTTGCAACTCTGTCAAAAAACATTATATTTTTTTGATCGTTGGTTACCCTTGCTTCTGTAACGGCTTTGTCGCTACTCAACAAATCTTGTTTTTTTGATATTTTTGAATTTAATTCATTCATTGCAAGAGACATATTATTCATCTGCAGATAGATGTCTTCCTGACTGCTTCCTTGGTTTATTTGTCCCGTAGAAGCAGAATCTGGCAATAGCGGAGAAGTCTCAGCTAGAGAAGCCGTAAGCTTCCCAGACATAGGTCGTAGGGTTTCCATTGATGGTGTGGAATACGATCCAAAATCAGGTTTTAAATAATTTTCAGAAGAAAACGTTACTGGCTGAAATTGAACAGCTGCAACAGCTTGCTCCGATTGTGGGGTGCGAATAAGAGAATCAAAATTTGTTTTTTCTGAATCTATATCTAACTTAAATGTGTTATTCTCGTTCATTGTCTAAACATCTCGAAAGGATTTCCATTGGCTTGTTGTTGCGTTTCACTGTTTTGTATATGATCCATTAGCAGGTTGATGTATATTTCTCTTTCCCAGACAAACATGTTTTCCAGATCATATAAGGACCATCTATAGTGATTTATTAATTTAAAATTTGTCTTATAATAATCGGTAAGATCAAAATATCTTACCGCAAGATAAAAAAATCTAATGAGCCTCCAACCTCCTTGTCGGAACCATCATCAAGCTTTATAGAGGCAGTAAGTCTGGGTTGTGATAACATAAATTCATCAATGCTCTTCATTACCGTAATAGGAAGATTATTGATGAATGTTTTTAATTCCTCTGGCACAAACTTTTTTAAATCAAAAATTTCATTTTTTAATATTATCTTTTTTATGCATGTTTTTTTGATGACATCGTCATCAAAATTTTGCAAGTTTGTAAAATCATTTAAAAGGGGCGATCCCAGTTCTATTTTTAATTCAGGACCAATATCTATTATTTTTTTAGAAATGCCATTTATGCATTTTATATCAGATATATTTAATTGATATTTTTGATCCTGAAAAATTACACTTATTACCTCATCAATACTTTTTGCTCGTATATGGAGAAACAGGTATTCTGCGTCTGCTAAACAAACAGAATCCAAATTATCAATGTCCGAATTGCTTTTTAATATTTCGTATAAAGCTTTCAAAGCCAGTTTTTTATTGTTTTCTTGAAATATTATTGATAAGTTTTTTGCATCCTTTACTTTAAAAGGAGAAAAAACGATCAGTTTTCCTGATACTGGAAGGGTAACTTCATATTTTGGTAAAGAATCTGTCAACGCCGATAATAAATCATTTTTCATGTGAATAATCTCTATAATTAAAAATAACGTTATACTTCATATATGGATCCCCACCAGATATGCTATTTAATTTTATTGGATAAGTTTCTGTTGGAAAAACTTCATAAAAAGTAAATGTACTTGCTGTATTTCCATTCAGATCCAATACTTTTAAAATTACATTGCATCTTTTTACAACATCATCGTAATATGATGATCTGAATGGGGCTGCATAACCGCCACCGGAGTAACCACCGCTGTAGATTGCATTGAACCAATCATTAAACATCAACATGATGTTGTTGTCGCCACCAACTGGAAAAGATGCAGCAAAACCATTTGCAAATCTTTGTCTTCTTGGCAGCAATCTCCCTAAACCATATCCAGAAAGATTGTCTGCTACGTGATCTATAGCTCTTTGGTTAAGTAAAAACTCATCTACGATATAATCGCTATCCTGATAACGTACACCTGCTGGAAGATTTCTGAAAGATATTGAATATCTGTTGGGTCTTTGGATACCCTTATGCCGTTTAAAATAATTTTTTAAACTTATTATACTGTTATCAAGCATTTGAGAAAAGCTCTTTTTCTGTTAAAATTTTAAAAGTAAAATTGTTCTTTTTGCAATAAGCCTCTGCAGCTTTCCACTTAGCCATATTAATGGCCCATGTTATCTTTTCTTTTTTGGAAGAATTTTCTTTCAAAATTGTTTGTTTTTTTGGTTTTACCTCAACCATCCAGGTTTCAATCCCTTTGTCTGTTTTTATCTTTATCAAGAAATCTGGAATATAGTTTCTAATTTTATTTTCAACCGGACTCAAATAAGGAACCATTATTTCCTCTGAAGACCATAAAAGTATATTTGGGTTTTCATCACAAAACTTGCAGACAGATCGCTCCCAGAGTGAACGGCATACGATATCCTCAACATTCCCAATGTATTTTTCTTTATTTGTGGGCTTGTACTTTGTTTTATATGCCATTAAAATTATTTATGAAAATGATAAATATTCTAGTATGGCATACTTCGCTCAATATCCAACAGGTGCATATGCCTCAGAGCAACCACTCTGGGTCAATTTTTATGCAGCACCATATTCTCTTAAAAATTTTGAGAGAACTAGATCCGGAATAATAAACCGAAGCTATGCTTTATTGAAGCTTCCTTTGCCAAAGGAACCAGGCTTCATGGCAAGACATGAATTTGGACAGGCTGACAATCCAGTTGGGCCAGTTTTTTCCATGGCTGGAGTAGCAAACGCTGGTGGGTTTGGTAATTTTGATACCTTATTTGACAGATCATTGCAACCTGCCCAATTTTATACAGAAAAACAATTTGCAACTTCAACATATAGAAGATTCTCAAATATTACTGAATATTCTATGATCAGTGAGGCCAGAAAGAGCTACCAATTTGATTATATTTTTGCCCCACACAATGAAGCAGATAGCCTGGCTGTTGAAAATATAGTTGCAAGTTTTAGAAAATTTTCTTATCCATTTATATCAACATACCCCGAAAGAACCGCACCACAAAGCCTTTGGTCGATAAAAGTAACTTCTGGAAATCAACCAACGTCATTTGAAAATTTGGGAGAAATATGGTTAGGAGAACCTTTGCCATGTGTTCTTGAAACAGTAATGGTGAAGAAAAATGATAGCGGCGCAGATCCAATAGTAAGATATCTACCCAATGGCGCGTCATCTTATACTTTGATGTCGTTGGTTTTTACAGAATTCGAAACTGGCACATACGTACCGTCTGCAAATTATCTATGGTCTAAATCTGAAGTTTCTTATAATTTATTTGGATTCAACGGACAATGAAATTTTTTCAAAATTTACCAAAAAAGCAGTACAGCACCGAAATTGGAAATTTAAGTCTTTCCAGTTTTTATAGTTTTTATGAAAAAAGAACTGCAGGAAAAAGAACGAATTCAGTTGTAGTAGATAACAATACTACTTTAGTTGAGGCTTCATTGACAGTTTTTGACGATACGGATAGCACATGGGCATTCTTATTTTCAAATAATAAAATAAACCCATTTGATTTATTAAAAACAAATAGCACAAATTATATCACAGAAAATGAAAATAAAACTGCCTTTAGTGCCAGAACCACAACCAGCTCGTCTTTTTATGCTTCTGGCGTTACATTCACCTTACCAGTAGGAAGTATAGCAGCAAGATTTGTTATACCTAGCGGGGCATCTTGGGAATACACATCTGTTGGAAATTTTAATTTAAACGGACCATTCGCTCTGGTTGAAGAAAACAACTCTTATAACACTTCTTTAAGCACAAAATATCAAGGCGATAGCACAGGCATCACTTTAATACAGCCAAATATTACAAATGGTTTCATTACGTACATAGGAAAAGGCGACACATATTATTCCATAGGCAATAACACAGTAACAGTAGATGCAATCGAATATACAAAAAGCACATACAAAGAAACTGCCAAAGGAAAAGAAATAGTGTATAGAACTTTAGGTGGAAGCAAAGATTCAAATAGTGCTCCATCAAAATTTGACACACAAAATCCAACAGCAGAAGCAACAACAATCGAAGAAGAAGTAAAAAACGATACTAAAAATTTGAATTCTATTTCTCCTTTGGATATGTCTTCATCTTTATCTCCGATAGTGACCCCTAAATATTCAGGTTTATGAGCAATACAAATCCTTTTAATTCTCCGATTGTCGGTATTTTATTACAAAATTCCGACGCAACAACATCACTCGACATATTTCAAAGAAATGTAGAGTGCGAATACCACCGTCTAGAATTGACGGAGAGCATGTTTGATGTGTACCCATCAGGTGTGCTGGTAGTAAAAGATAAGTCGGATCTCATAACGAGAATGAATACTTTTGGTGTAATATACATTCAGTTTTTATTCGAAAATACACAAGTTCTTAAAGTACGCATACACTCAATATCAAATCTAAACAACGCGGCTTCAGCAACCGAAGAGTCATATATTGCATTACATTTCAGCAATTACCTCTATACGTATTGTCAGGAAAACAGCTTATCCCAGATAATGCAACTGACTAAGCCAAAAGTTTTTAGAATTGATCAGTTTGTAAAAGAAGTTGCTAATAAAATTGGGTCGATTGCAACACAAGGGACATCATATCTTGATGCAACCGACAATTACGTAATGTACAGACCATTCAACCCAAACATGGATGGAACTGAAATTGCGTCTGATGATATTGCAAAGTACTTAAACTATGTTGCAAACTATGCAGTTCCTCTGCAAAATGGTCCTTATGCAGGATATGCAGAAAAACCAAGATATTTTTTCTGGACTGACTGGGGAAGCTATCTGAATTTTAAATTCCTATCATCCGTTATAGATGATACTGCAGAGCTTGAAAGATACGAGACAAACAATTTTAGGTATGCCATTTATAATAATGACATACCTAATCAAAAGTTTGGTAATAATTTCTACAAAAAAATATACAACTATTCAACTAATCAAGGCAACCAGTATTTTACTAAGCAATATTTCTATATCAGAAAAACACCGAAGGTCTTGGATGACATATCCTACGATAGAGGATCAGTATATCCAAAATCTGCAGTTTATGGCTTAACTGGAAACACTTATTCTCGCCTAGCATATCAATTCTTACCAGAGGGAGAGAAATACAACATAATGATGGTTGGAAATACCTCTGGGTTTAATCGTTATGCGGCTGGCGCACAAGAATTGGTTTATGAGGGTGAATGGGGATTTGTAGAAGATGCGATTTCCAATCCAAAAAATTCAGTTGCATCAAACATGAATTCGAAGTATAACACCGAGCCTGATTATTATAGAATGATTCACGGTGACGGATTGACTGGAGCATTCAATTATCTTGACAATTCCGAGATGTGGAAAAACATGTTTGATTTAACTCCAATCGATCCATATTATCCAGAAAGTAAAATTGGACAACAAAATGCTATTAATTCAAACTTGCAAAAAGTTATTGACGTAAGACACAACTCTCTTCTGAATCAATATGGAACTGGTTTAAGTGGTAGTCAAAGCTTTCACATAAGACAACAAGAACTTTTAAATTTTGTAAAATACGTATTGTGTTGCGTTGAAGATGAAGATGAAGAATCCTTTTTTGCAGTTTTGACACAATTCTCTGTAGATTCTACAAGTGCAATAATAGGAAAAAGATATGAATATGGGTGGAATAAATTAGTATTCACATCAACCGAGGGTACATTACCAAATTTTAATACTGATATTGTACGCGATATTATTGGTGCCGGATGGACATATGACACAAAAGAGTATTGCGATTTAACAAAAGTAAATAGCACCGGATATAAAGGAAAACCAGCTGCAGTCAATTTAAATGAAAGAGGAAATAGCGGCGCTTCTTCCGTAGGAAATTATTATCTTGGACCTGGATGGAACGTTCCTCCTGGTACTTTTACCTATAGACATATCGGCTATGGAAACCCAAACAATGGAATACAGTTAAATACATCACACGTGGTGAAAATGTACAAAAAATCAATAACGTCTTTATTGAGAGATTCTGGAGATCCATTTAATATACTGCAAGATGTTGATTATCAATCAAGATATTTTTATTATTTCTCTGCAGAAAACATTGTAGATGGAGAGTGCACCTAATGACAGCAAAACAAATAAAAACACTCGGCGCAAATATATACCAGCAAGCTGATGGAGTTTTAAACTCCAGAGAATCATATGAGTGTGCACATGCAGATATAACCAGAGGTTTTACTGGAGCACCAACATCTCTCGAAGAATGCCTTACAAAATTTCCCCAGATAGAAACGATCTGGAAGGAATTTGGAGTAGGTCATGATACTTTTTATGGACCTACTTTTTCTGGACCAAAGGCTGGAATAGGTGTAATAAAAGATCTTTATACTGGCATAACCTCCGAAGAGTGTAAGCAAATAAGTCAAAATCTGGGACCGGACTGGTTGGGTTGTCTTTGGGGAAGTCCAATGGCTCCATTCAGCTGCAGCTGCCCTTATATTGGTGAAAAATTTGAAGCATATTTAAAATTAAGATTGAATGTTGCTTCCTTCTGGAAAACACCAATCAAGGTTCCGGTTGAAAGAAAAGCATTTTTAGATGAACTGAAGTATAATACAAAAGTAGAACTCACGGTTGCTGGTGATTTTAATGTCACACCGGGAGCTATTATAGAAATCCTGGTAGATCACCCAACAAGATACGCAAACGATACCACGAAAAAATCCTTGTTCTCGGGACTTTACATGGTTCTCTCAGTAAAACATGTGTTTACCAATGGTGGAACCCATGAGATGGCACTGACTGCAACCGCTTTACCGAACAAAGATTAAAAATCTTTTGCGGTTGGCTTGAATTGGTTGAGCAAAAAATCTCTTGGAGATGCTTGCTTGACCTCAGATGAAATGAAGTGAACTGTACCTTCTCCCCTTCTGTATTGCTCGGATAGAGGAGAAGGTTTGTTCTTATTTTTTTTCTGAAGTTCTCTTATTGTTTCTTCTAATGATTTCATCGTACACCGTCATTTGTACCACTACCGGGTAAATTATATTATGGGTTTGGTGGGGCTACTTCTTCTACCGGGTGGTTTCTTGCACCACCGCCACCCATAAACCAAGGAGCGACTACATTAGGTAAGAAAACGTCAATACCGAATGGAATATCACCACCAGGCCCCTCTATTTCACGTTCTGGTTCGTCAAAAATTTCCTCATCAGGATCTATAATGTCATACCAATTAGGTGGTGGGGTTTGACCTTGATGAGTTTCAAACCACCTTTTTATTGCTGGATGAAAAGCTTTAGGAATAACATCATACCACTGCCAGCCATAATTTTGAGCCATCCACTCATTAAAATATATAACACCTAGTTTTTTTTCTAACAATAAATTTATTTTATTGTTTAATACGGTTTTAGATAGTGATTTCTTCATCACTGCCCCCTGCACCCTGAGTTTCGTTACCGGCAACGGTTGCTCTTACTGGTCCGGCATCACCGACATCAGCTGAAAGTTTTGCATTAGGATTAAACCATTTTCCATCTGGTCCTGGTACGAGACCGCGCCCCGGTTCGGGTACATACCCGGAAGGCCCAACCTTACCCCAAGGCGTAGGACCATTTCTACCTCTCAACCATTGTTCACCTGCTTCATCCCACACCCAAACCTCATATACTTCACCTTCTTTTAAAGGAATTCTTTTTAATATATATTGCTTTGCGGTTCCACCTGGACCCGGTCTTGTCCAAGTTAATGGAGGACCAACAAATTTTAATAAATCTTCTTTGACTAAATCTCTCCATTTATTTGGATGGAGTTTAGTAGACCATTTAACTTTTCTACTTGCGGCTGCAGCTACCTCATCAGCAGCACCACCAACTAATTTTGCCAAGTATTCTCTCCAGTTTTCTTCTAGATAATAATTTTTATTATTTTCAACTAAAACCAAGATATCTTGAAGTTCTTTAACTCTTTGCTCGAGAACAATTGATTTATTTCTATAATATTCTGTTAGGTAGTTCATAAAATTATTTATAAGTAATTATATGTTTAACGACCATTTAAACTTTTCAAACAATCTCAATGATAATCTTCAAATAAGAAAAAGGTTATTAAAGGAAGCTGAGTCCAGAACTCAATCTCTTGGAGACAGCGAAACAAGAAATTTTATATTTCCACCAACTGAAATGGCTGGTAGCAATGCAATTCCATATGGAAACCTTGTCCTTGGACCAGATGATAATCCTTTTGCAGGAACCCCATATGCTGCACAAGGCCAAGTTGGATTGTCAACAAGAGGAGCACTTGGACCTGGAAGATCTGCACCATATAATCCCAATGATCCATTCTGGTCTACCCCAAGTGGATTGAATTTCCTAAGTTCATTAGAATTTATCATACAAAATTGGAACAATCCACAAGCTTTGATTCAAAGATTTGGCTCACAGGCCGGAACCCCTGAAGGGCGTCAACGTTTAGTTGGTCAGTATACAAAAGCATTTGCAACCATGCCGAATATAGCATGGCCACCGCAATTACACAATCTTGTAACTCTCGTTCATCAGACATACAACAAATAATAAATAATACAGTAAAAGGAAATCAATGAATTACCTGACAAATTACTACAAAAACAAATGTGAAATTCTCGAACAGAGAATCCACCAATTGACTAGATTGGTAGAAATGTCTGCTCCAATGCCAACAGAGTTGGAGATGCCTGCTCCAATGGAAGCCGATGCCCAGACACCACCCGCGAGAGAGGGTGATCGTGGAAACGGTGGTCGTCCCGATGGTCTTTCACCTGGATACAACAAGCCACACGAAAAGGGACCAAAGAGCAGGGAATGGAGACAATGGATATCCAATCCCGCAAATTATCACAAAAATAATCCTTATAAAGTCGGTAGCGACGAATTCTATAGATGGGAATGGGATTACTACAACAATCCACCCGGCCCCTGATTTATAATAAAAACACAGAAAAAAGAATCCTGAAAAAGGATTCTTTTTTTTTATAAATAATTTCATGAATTATCTGACAAACTACTACAAGAATCTTTGCGAGCAACTTCAGGAACGAATTGATATCCTTGAAGCCAGAATTCGTTCTCCAAAAGAAATAGAAAACATAGGGCTCGAAGCATACATGAAAGCCGGAGATGAGCTTAAAGCTCAAAAAAAGGCACAAGGAGGAAGTGGTATTTTGTCAAGTGCTGAAATTGACGATCTTCTTCAAAAACATTATAATCCATATTTAAAAAGAGCCATTAAACGTGAGGATTTAATAAGAACTGCAGGAGCACAAGTTGGATCTGCTGCTTTGTCGGGAGATGTCGAGACAGTACAACAATATGGTGATGTTGTTTCTGATATGACTAGAATGTCTTCATTGAAACAAGCAAGCCCCGAAGAAACTACACCGGGATTTGCAAAAGAAATGAAAGGCTTCAGAGACCGTGGCACGGACGTAAATGTCCCCGCAGACATTGCAGCAATGAGAAAAGTCGTATCAATGGGCAAGCGCCAATACACGGCACCGTTCCCGACACCGGAAACAATGCACGTCACCCCATCTCACTACTGAAAAATTCAAATATTCCAAAGAACTTCCCGGGCTCTCACCAGCCCGGGATTTTTTTCGGTTTTTAATTTTCTAAATATTCTCATGGACTACCTGACAAACTACTACAAGAATCTATCGGAACAACTCCAAAAGAGAGTTAATAATCTTCAGCAAATGCTCAATGAAGCCTATCCCGGTGGAATGACCCCAGGAAGACGCCAAGTCATCAACAGAGCAAGAGACAAAGCCTTCAGCGCACTGATCGGAACAGGCCAATCCCCGTACAAAAGCCCAACCGAGATGAGAGGCAGGGCATTACTCGCCAGAGGCGCAGCAGCGGATGAACGTGGCTATCAGAGAGAGATCGACGCACCTCTCGCCGGACTAGACCCCCAGGCCGCACACAACTCCATCGTTGACGAGATCGTGGCCCAGCACGTCACAAAGTTCCCTCACTTGACCGCCGGTCCCGGATCGCAAGCACCAAACGCAAAGAGATCCGAGGCACACGCAAGGGAAATTCTCAATACTCACAAGCAAGCTCCCTTCACATCCGTAAGCGCAGCCGTAGAGGCAATTCACCCACATGCCATCCAAGGAAACAATGCATTGGAAATGGCAGGATATGACTCAGCCAGCGAAAGAGCCATGGGAGGAGATCCTTCAGAGCATAGTTGGTACGAGGATCATGTAATGGATAATGAAGAAGAACACAAAGCAGATCTCATTCACTCCATCGGTCAGGCACTGAAGAAGAAGCACGGTTAATAAAGCTTTAAAATTTTTAGATAAACTTTCTGGGCCTCTCCGGGGCCCAGAATTTTTTTTGTATATGGCGTGTTTTGCCCCCAAAGGGCTCCAGATACCCTAAATGAACCAAAGAATCGCTCTCCGTCAATCGTAGGGCTCTACAGAAGGGTTTTGAAGGGCTATGGGGCCCGGAAAATTTTTAAGGCATATGAGGTATTTGAGAATATTTGAGAATTTTGGTTTTATTTGAGAATATTTGAGAAAATTTGAGGGGGTTGGGGCTAGCCCGTCCGATAACCGGAATCCTATATGGGACCCAATTTACTAGTCGGACACGGGTTAGGGGGGTAGTGTTTCAAATCTTTCAATTAAATTTAAAAATAACAATGCCTGCCCCTTCGGGGCAGGCATTGGGGGCTGGGAGGGTTAGCCCTCCGCATGCTGATCCCAGTAGGGATCCTCATCGGCCTCGTAGCCGGTCGCCCAGTCCTCTTCTGCTCGCTGCGCGTCCCGTTCCGCGTCGATGGCGTCGCAGCAGTCCAGGCACATATTGTCCGTGGGGCTGATGGCGACCTCCTCGCAACGCGAGCAGTAGGTGCGGCGGGTTTCTTCGTTGTTGGCGGGGTGGCACATGCCCCCATGATACCATGCCGGTAGGCCGGGTGCAAGCGCGTCGAAAGAAATTTCTATAAACACCACCGCCCCTCTGCTGCCCCATCATTCGACCCGTGTAACGGGTAGGGGGCGTGCTTCGGGGGCGGTGGGTGGCTTGGGGTTAGGCGGTGGGCTTTACATCTCGCCCCATCCGGCACTCGCTAGCCAGTCGTTGTCCGCGTCCCAGTCCTCGCGGCTCATCCGGCTAGCCGCATCGCTGAACGCTTGGTTGTCGGCATCGCGCTCCGCGTCATCCTGAGCCTTCCGCTCCTCGCCGTACCCGGCGATCTCCCATCGGTTCTCGCGGGAACCCGTGGGCTTCGCCTCGCGCTTCGCCTCGCGCTCCCGCTCCTGCTGCTCCTCGCAGGAGGGGCACGGGCGGTCATCGTAGGCGTACTCGGGGCGGTGGCACTCGCAGGGGAAGTGTTCGTGTTCGTGGTTGTGGGTGGTGCTGTTGGGCATGAGCGTATGATACCACGCCCACCGTGAGAATGCAAGCCCTCTCAAAGAAATTTCTTTCGCGGTGCTCGAGAGTCCCATAACAAACTTTAAGAAATTTCTTTGAGAGGGCTTGCATTCTCACTCGCGTTGTGGTACAATGTACGCATGAGCACCACCACCCGCAACGGCATCGGCTTCCCCCTCTCCTCGAACCTCTACGCCCGCACCGCCGAGGTGATGTCCCTCCTCGCCAACGGGTGGGTGGAAGTCACCTACCGCAAGGGTGACGGCAAGGTCGTGACCCGGCTCGCCACCCGCAACCCCACGATCGTGGGTGCGTTTGGCAACCACTCCGACAGCGAGGCGATCCGCAAGTCCGATAAGGACTTCGATGGCACCCCCATCGTCTACTTCGACCACAGCGCCGGGGGCATCCGCTCCCTGTGCGTGGAGGATCTGCGCGCCGTGGTGATCCCGGCGGACGCGCCCGAGAACAACCACTAACCCCACGGGGGGAGGGAAAGATTCTTAATTTCTTTCTCTCCCCCACTTGCATTCTCGCACCCGATCTGGTATACTACACCCATGAGCACCACTCTCCGCATCGCTTCCATCGTTTCGATCCTCTGCGTCATCTTCGCCGCGTTCCTTGCAGGCGGACTCGCCTACAATGGCGACTACATCCGCGCCACGGTCTGCCTTGCCCTGTGCGGTCTGTCGGTCGTGATCTGGCGCATCGCCAACGCGGTGAATGAGGAATACTACCGGGGCACCAAGTAACTGGGTGGTGCCAGTAACAGCCGAAGAGGATTCGTTCCCTGCCCCGATTCGTTCGGGGCTAGGCTGTTTGGGGAGACTACTATCCGCCGCCCACAGGGCGGCGGATGTTATGGGATGGTCCTCGAGCCGGATAGTAGCCCAGGCCCAGGCCCCCGCCCGATAACCAGAAAGAAAGAAATTTCTTTGCCCCCGCTTGCATTCTCACCCGCCATCGGTTACAATGTACGCATGAGCACCACCTACCACAGCCCGATCGACATCGTCCTCTCCCCCTCCCGCGTCATCGACAACCTCCGCAGCGCGGAGCGCAACCTGACCATCGGTGACTGCACCATCGCCAACCGCAGCAACTACACCCGCGTC